GGAGTTAAAATCACGAACCGAACGAACGGTCGATCCATGACGCTCACGACGACGCTAAGCGGCCAGACGCTGGTGATCGACGGCGCGAAGGCGACGATCACGAGAAACGGCCAGAACGCCATGTCGGGACTTGTGGCTGGCGATTTCGTGCAGCTCGAGCCCGGAGCGAACCAGCTTGTGTTTGAGGGTGGCGCCCCGAACGCGACGGTGACGTTCGGATGGAAACACAGATTTTTGTGAGGGGTGATAGTGGATGGCGAATCTCATTACGATCGGGCCGGATGTCGAGAGTCAGCCGCTCAACGACAACTTTGCGGCGTTGAACGATGACATCGTCAATGTTCCGCACGCCCTCTACCGCAACGCCATCATCAACGGCAACTTCGATGTGTGGCAGCGCGGGACGAGTTTCGAAAACGTTCCATCCGGGACGTACACCGCTGATAGGTGGGTATATCTCCATGACGGTACGGGACAACAGCATACGATTTCACGGCAATCCTTTATACCCGGCCAGACCGATGTGCCGAACAACCCCAGCTATTTCGTGCGGGTGTCCGTCACGAGTGCTGCATCAGGTCAGACATACAATGTACTGCATCAACGCATCGAATCGGTCAGGACGTTTGCCGGAAAAACGATCACGATAACTTTCTGGGCTAAGGCAGATGCCGCACGGACGTTGGCCGTGAATTTTTGGCAGAACTTCGGATCGGGAGGGGCATCTGAAGTCGGAGTATCGGGTGCAAGTTTCAACTTGACGACAAACTGGCAGAAATTTTCTTGCACGGTTACGATACCATCGATTTCCGGCAAGGTTATTGGGCCGGGAGACAATTTGGGTGTGCAATTCTTTTTTCCGACCGAGCAAACTTTCGTCGTCGACATCGCCCAAGTCCAACTGAATGCCGGCGACGTCGCTCTACCGTTCCAACCGCGCAGCTTCGCGGAGGAGTTGGCTCTGTGTCAGCGGTACTTTGAAAAGAGTTACGACATCGACACAGCGCCTGGTAGTATGGCTGCTGCGAATGGCATGGAAATACTTACTTGTGACCATGCAGTTGGCGTTGGCGGTAATCTTGATCTTTTCCCTCATGGTCCTTTGAGGTTCAAGGTGCCGAAACGGATCACACCGACGGTGAGGATCTATAACCGCTCCAACGGCGAGCTTAATAGCGTGTTTAATGATAGCACGGGCCAACATGTCAACTTTGCGAATAATGTGCTCTTTACTGGAGGACAGACTCAGGTGAACCTCATATTGGAGAATTTGACAGGTTTGAACGTAATCAATGCTGGCGACATGGTGTCCTATCACTGGACCGCCGACGCCGAGCTCTAAGGAGGCACGCCATGCGTACAGGCTATAACCACTACATTCGCACGAACGAAACTGGGGAGATCATCCACGGCTTTTCTGACGCGTTCGAGCAGCCGCAGGATGGCGACATCCTCGTGCGCGAAAACGGGCCGCGTCACTTTCACGAGGCGTTCCCGGAGTCGTTGCGAAATGAACGCGGCCAGTTCCGTTTCCGATGGCAGGACGGTCAGATCGTCGAGCGATCGCAGCAAGAACTTGATGATGAATGGGCGCAGCGGCCGCCGGAACCGCCGACACTTGAAGAGCGGCTGGAAGCATCTGAAGAAGCCCTGCGCGCTCTGATGGAGGCGATGAACGATGTTTAAGTTCATTCTCGGCCAGTGGATCATGCGCAAGGTTGATGCAGCATGGGTTCAGGCTCAGGTACCGCGCTGGATCACGCAGGAACAGGCAGACGCTATTCTGGCGACATCGCAGATTCCGGGTGACAGCCAATGACTGCCCCGGTTCGCATCTACAATCAGAACCTGCAGCTCGTCGCGGTGCTTGATAATGCGTTCGCAGTAGGCTACGAGATGCCCCTCAACAACCTTTGGCGGGCATCTTTTTCATTGCCCGCGAACGACCCGAAAAACGCCGAATGCAAGCCGCTCTACTACGTCGAAATCTTCGATGGCGACGAACGGATCGATCTGTTCCGCATCGTCCCGCACGCGGCACGCCGGGACAGCAGCGGGCAGACGATCACGTACCAGTGCGAGCATGTGCTGGCGACGCTGCTGGACGACGTGATGTTTCAGTTTCATACCATCGGCAACCTCGGCGTGTACACGCGGGATGTGCTCGAGTACATCCTCGATAAGCAGCTCACCCCGCGCTGGCAGCTCGGCACGGTCAGCTTTGCCCGGCAATTTGAGTATTCGTGGGAAAACGAGAACCTGCTGGCCGCGCTGTTCAGCGTGGCGAAGCCGTTCGTCGAGGAATACATGTGGACATGGGACACGACGGTATATCCGTGGGTCCTGAGCCTGGTCGAGCAGCCCGATCCGGCGTCCGATCCGAACACGGCCTACATCCGGTACGGCGTCAACATGGTCGAAATCGAACGCGAGATTGACCCCACAACGCTCTGCACACGGCTCTACTGCCTCGGGTTCGGCGAGGGCGTGAACCAGTTGACGATCAGTGAAGTTAACGGCGGCAAACCGTATCTGGACGCTGATACGCAGGCGCAATACGGGATCATCAGCAAAATCTTTGTCGATCGCCGTTTCGAACATGCCGAGACGCTGCTCGCCCGCGGTCAGGCGCTGCTGGAAGAACTGAAGCATCCGCGCATCACGTACCGCGCAAAGGCGGCCGATCTCGGGCTGCAGCGGTTCCGCACCGGATCGCATGTCATCGTGAAGGACGAGGAGCTGGGCATCGACATCACGGCTCGCGTTGTCAACGTCCGGAAACCCGACATCACCGGCGCGCCGGGTGACATCGAGATTGAGATCGCGAACCGGCCGCTGGACATCGCCGGCAGCATCGCGGATCTGGCGGACCGGCAGCGGATCAATGAGGTGTATGCGCAAGGCGCCACGAACTTCGACTCGCACGATTTCGCGGACAACTGCGATCCGGACCATCCGGCCATCATGCGGTTCTGGGTGCCGGAGGAGACGGTGCGCATAAACAAAGTGCGTCTGTCGTACCGAGCGGAGGCGTTTCGGTCGTATGAGCGCGCGATCGAGGCGGCGCCGGCGACGACGAGCGGGCCGAGCAGTACGTCTACGACGGCGGCCGGTGGTGGCACGACGGAGACGACCGGACCGAGCTCTACGTCTACAACGGCTGCGGGCGGTGGGGTGTCGACGACCACGGCAGCGGGAGGTGGAGCGATTGAAACAACGGGGCCGAGTAGTAAAACGACGACAGAGCAGACAAGCACCTACAATACGACGTATTACGGCGGACTCTACCCACAACAAAATTATGATCCTAATTACACCACAAGCACTGTAGGAGACCACAACCACGGCATTCCCCCTGGTACACAGCTAATGACGGTTGGCGGCGGGGCCGGGACGTGGGCGCCATCCGGTGCTCACAACCACATGTTAGGCTATCACTATCACGAATTTTGGGGAGAACCGCACGTACACGGCATGGATCATACGCACAATGTGACAGTTCCGCTTCACACGCATACCGTGTCGATCCCGGATCATACGCACGGCATGGACCACACGCATACCGTGTCGATCCCGGATCATACGCACGGCATGGACCATACGCACACGATTCCGGCACACACGCACGATATCGAATATGGTATCTTCGAGGGGCCGACGCCGACAGCGGTGACCGTGCGAGTCGATGGAAATGTTGTTCCGGGACTCGGGACGAGTGCGGATGAGGTGGACATCATTCCGTATCTTGCGAAGGACTCAGGCGGGAAGATTCAGCGTGGAACGTGGCACACAATAGAAATAGCGCCCAATTCTCTTGGGCGCATTGTAGCGACGGTCCTGACGCAGATATTTGTTCAGTCGCGGGGCGGCGGGAATTATTGACCCAGCAGTCTCGCGACTGTTTCGTTCCGAATGTACATCTCGTCGTTGGTGAGCAACAACTCGTCACCGTCTGCGTTCCGGAAAAGTTTATCTCCCCCGAGAATGTTGGGAACGATGAATTCAACTCGGGCAGACTCTGACTCGATAACTAACAGCCTGCGGTAATCGGTCGGGCGACTATTGGGAAGTACGTTCACAGTCCATCTCACGTCATCACGAATATCGTAGAGCGAAGTCCACTCGGACATATCCAACGTGCCGAAATCAAAGTCGAGCACGATGTCCGTTCCTTCATACGTTGCATGAGGTGTTGATTCGTTTGTAATTTCTTCGGTCGTACGATCCATGTCTTGCCTGTCCCCTTTCTTCGTTGAGTCGTTGGCCGTGTTAAACTCGACCGTTTTACTATCCGATCTGTAGACGACATCATACCCAAGCATATTGGCGACTTCGCGGACCGGCAGATATGTCGTTCCCATGACGACGAGCGGCTCGGTCTGCACGTCCCGCTCCTCGCCGTTGACGACGAAACGGAGTTTGGCGATGGTTGCCGTCACCGTATCGGATGCGGCAAAGGCTGTCGCGGCACTGCCGATTAGCATGCCGATAACGAGCGCGAATATTGTACGCTTCATGCATTCCGACCTCCTAGTTATTTGGGATCATTATACCATATCTTACCGAAAAAGATGGTCATAGGTTTCAGCTCTGCCGTATAGGCGGGGCCTATATTTTTGGAGGGGTCATCATGGAAAACCTGTTTAAAACTATCGTTGCAATCGGCGGCGCCGTCGCTTCGTACCTTTTTGGGGGCTGGTCATCGTTGCTATCAATCTTACTCACGTTTGTTGTACTGGATTATGTGACCGGGTTCGCAGCCGCCGCAAAAGAAGGAAAGCTGAACAGCGAAGTTGGTATGTGGGGAATCGCCAAAAAGGTCGGCATTTTTGCCGTCGTGGCCGCCGCGCACTTGGTGGATACCGCGCTGGGAGACGCGCATCTTTTCCGGGATGCCGCGATATTTTTCTTTCTCGCAAACGAGCTGCTCAGCGTGGTCGAGAACGCCGGCCGGATCGGCGTGCCCATTCCGCCTGTCATGCAGCGGGCCGTCGAAGTGCTGCGCGGGAAGTCGGAGGGGGACCGGCCATGAGCGCGGCATCTTTCATCGCCCAAATCGCGCCAATCGCCGTCCAGCTCCGCGTCGAAGGCTCTCCGATCTTCCCGTCGGTCCGGATCGCGCAGGCGGGGCTGGAGACCGGCTGGAAGATCCCGTCCTGGAACAACCTCGGCGGCTACAAAGTCGGCAGCGGCAAGCTCACGCCGTATTGGCGCGGCAAAATCGTCAACAAAGGCACATGGGAAGTGTACGACGGCAAGCGCGTGGACGTGACGGCCGCATTCCGGGCGTATGACAGCGTGGAGGATTTCTTCCGGGATCAGGACCTTTTATTCGGGATCAGCCGGTACGCT